CGGTGGGCGAACGGAACTCAACAATGCTTTCCATGCTACGGCAATTGAACTGGCGAAAGATCGGCCATGGATTCAAAACATGGAATGGCATCTTTCCGCTGTTCACGAGGTCGATCCGAACAAAATAGAAATTTGCGAGCGTTATGCGGCGCAAATTTTTGCAGTGGATCGCGTTCCCGCAAAACCGCATCCGCAATGCCGGTGCTTTGTTTCTCCGATTGTTGAACCAATAGATGTATTTGTTCGCAACTTGACAGCAGGACAATATAGGAGTTGGATTGAAAATGCCGCGTAAATCGCAGTCAAACCGGACAGAAAGAAAATTCATGACTACGAAGATTGACGGGAAGACCGTCCTCGTCAACCCGCTAGAGGCAGCCAGGGCCGCGCTACCTATTTTCGGCGGTGAGCAAACTACAGCCACCGCGCTTTCCGTGGCGGGAGAGGAAGACGATGCATCTGGTGGAACTGAGGGTGCGACTGGCGCTGATAGCGCTGTCGATTCTTCTGATGGTGCTTCTACTGAGGACTTAGGGAAGAATCCCGAAGCGATTGCCGATCTGCTCAAGCAACTCAATGATGCGACGAAGACCATCAAGGATTTGCAGAGCAAGACCCAGAAGTATGAAACGGAAAAGGCTCAGGCTGTTCGCGCTCAACAAACACGAGAGCAGCAATTAGAAACTGATCTACAAGAGGCTCAGCAGACGATTGCTCGTATGGATGCTGTGATTCGACATACGGCAATCGTGAACGCAATTCAGGGTATGAAGGATTACCAATTCCATTCTGCACGGCACGTTCTAAACGAGCTTGATTCCAATGCTTTTGACGTTGATGTAGACCTGGAAAACGGCACAGCAACCGTTACCGGAATTGAGTCCGAAATCAAGCGTGTGGCGAAGGAAATGCCGTGGCTTGTTGCTCAGGAAAAGAGCAGCAATTCGACAGGAAAGTCGCCTGCTCCGCGTTCTTCCGGTGCGCCTCCCGGCAATCCCAATGGTGACGCTGCTAAGGTTGCTAGACGTGCAGAACTCATGAAGAAGTACCCGGTGATTGCACACGGCAGGTCAATTTAAATAAAAGGTGTTTCCTCACCGGGAAAACATCCCCAGACTGTTAAGATTGCTCCGAACAAACCTTTAGTGGAGGAAAAATGGCTCTCGCCACCAAGCCCCGTTGGGATAAGTACGACGGTTACGTCGGCAACTTCCGTGGACCCCTGGCTACTGATGTGACCCTCGCCACCCAGGCAAACCGCGTGCTGGCTGTCGGCCTGAATTCCTCCGGTGCTGTCACCGTTGGTGCTGGTCAGACCGGAATCAGCGGCGTGCTCATCATCCCCGTGGGTGTCGATATGTACGGCAACCTGCTGGATGGCGGGGTGAATACTCAGGCTGGTGATATGTGCGATGTTGGAAAGCATGGCGAAATCACGAATTTCAAGCCGACGCTGATCGGTGGTGCCGCACAAACACCGGCTGCTGGAACGAATTATTACGGCCATCCTGACGGTTCTGTTCTTGATTCCACCGCTCCCGGCGCGACTTACGTCGGTCACACGGTGGAAGCGGATCGTTTGGTGGTGGACGTTTCCTGCACCGGCCCTGATGGCGTGATCAAGGACAACGTTCCGGTGGGTCTGGCGGCTGTCGGTGGAACGGGGCAGGTTGTGCTGACGTGGACTCCGGTTCGCAACGCCACCGGTTACAAGGTGCAGAAGTCGGTGAATGCCGGTGCTGACTGGACTTCCGCTGGTACGCCGACTGCTCCGACGCAGACGGTGACGGGACTTTCCGCAGGGTCAGTTCTTTTCCGAGTTTTGGCGACTGTCGCAACTGTGGATTCTGCTTACAGTGCTTCTGTTGCTGCGACGGTTTCCTAATCAGAGAAAAAAGGATCGAAAGGGAATGCCAATGTTGGCATATCAAGAAAACGGAATGCTGACCGTTAATGGTATTCCGGTTGGACCGATTTTCGGTGGCACCGCCCCAGTTCGCCAGGAAGGCATGTTAACTTCCGGCGATCTGGTCACGGTGACCGCTGATGGTATCGACCTCAATGCGTTGTGGGGTGCTTTCAGTGAGAGCACCATGATCTACAACGAGGCGATGGACGATCTTATTCAGCTTCTGACTTATCCCGTCACCACTCCGATTGAGCCTGTGGTTCAGATCGGTGAAATGACGTTTGAGGAAGCTTCCGAAATGGGCATCCCGCGTGGTGCTGGCCTGCCCATTGAAGTTTTCCAAATGGGATACGATCTGCGGCATTACGATAAGCGAAATGCATTCACTTGGATGTTTTTGGCTGATGCCGACTCGCGTCAAATTGAGGCGATTCACGAGGCTGTTCTCTGGGCCGATAAGCGTCTTGTTTTCCGCAAGATTATGGAGGCGCTTTTCGACAACCGGACTCGTCGGGCCAACATTCGTACCCAGGCGTACAACGTTTACCCGCTCTACAACGGTGACGGTATTGCGCCGCCGCGCTTTAAGAACAACACGTTCGATGAAACGCACAGCCACTACCTGATTTCGCACAATTCCACGGTGGACTCTTCCGATCTGGAAGACCTGCTTGAAACCATTGCGGAGCACGGATATTCGCCGCAAGCCGGTACTATGTACCTGCTTCTCGCGAATAAGGCTGAAACCGACGTTATCCGTACTTTTCGTCGCGGCGTAGTCAACAATAACGGTGCGACTGCCGGATACGATTTCATTCCTTCTCCGACGCAACCCGCCATGATTCTGCCGAATGCGGAGGGCTTGCTGGGCAACCAGCCTGCACCGCTGTTTGGAAATCTTGCGGTAATCGGCAGCTACGGTTTCTGGCACGTTGTGGAAGAGGAATACATTCCACCGGGCTACCTTGTCGGTGTCGGATTCGGTGGACGTTTCAACCTGGGCAACCCGGTTGGTCTGCGTCAGCACGCCAACCCGGCTATGCAGGGTCTGCGCATCCTCCCCGGCAACAACCAGCGTTACCCGCTGATCGACGGCTTCTATGCTCGTAGCTTCGGCACGGGTGTTCGCCAGCGTGGCGGGGCTGCGATCATGCAGATCAAGGCCAGCGGAAATTACGATATTCCGGCTCAGTACAAGAAGGGCGGCGGCTTCCTCGTCTAGTAGACTGAGGAAACCGGACGTAAAAGGAGACTGCTATGGGTATTCAAATTGATCACGATTCGCCTTATTCGGAGGAAGTGAAGGCTTATCTGCGGGAGCGCGGTCGTGGGTATTTGATTCCGGCCAATGAGCGCCGTTTTGGGGTTGACGGCACTCGCGTGCCGGAACCGCATGAGACTGCGGGTGCCCCGGCAGTGTCTCCGTTCTACGATTCTGCTGCGCGGGAGCGCGCCATCTACGATGTGGGTGGCGCTCCCCTGCCCGGTGCAGTGTTGGATTATGACACTGGCCGGGTTGCGGATCGCGAGAACGGCGTTCTGGTGGAGTACAGCGGCCCTGGTCACACTCCTGGGATTCACAATCCCGCTCAATCCTATGAGCCAGAGGGATTTTCTTCGGTTTCTGACGATGAAGACGATATTGACGACGATATCGTTGAATTTGTTACCAGCTTGAAGTCCAAGGCAATTGTGCAGGAAAAGCTGACTGAGCTTGGTGTCGGATATGAGTCCGACGCGAATCGCGCTCGACTGGATGAGCAGCTTGCGATTGCGCTGCAAGACCTGCGCGACGACGGCCACACTGTCGAATTGGGCTAGGGGTGAATCGTGGCAGATCAAGCTGCGATTGATTCCGTAAAGATTCAGCTTGCGGATGAGGCTGAATCTTTGGGCATTGACGATATTGTCATTGAGTCCTGGCTTGATTCTGGACTGTCGCAGACTAAGGCGATCCTAGCGGGTTGGCGTGCAATTGCTGCGAAAACTGTTGGAACAGAAGACGTTTCTGAATCCGGCAGTTCTCGCACAATTCGTCTTCACGAGCGCGCCGTAGAGCTAATTCGTGATTGGCAGGCTCGCGCTGACGCGGAAGATCAGCTTTCTGGTACTTTGCCAGTTAAGGCACGCGGAGCTTCTTTTACGATTTCTAGGGTTTAGTCGTGCTGTCAAGCGTGGAGTTATCCATCCATAGGAGAGGGACAGAACGCTTTATTGATTCTGACCCCACTGAGATTGTGCTTATCCCGTCCACTACGGTTTGGTCTGGGGGAGCGAAATCTTATGGAGAAGGAACTCCGCGCCCTAGTCAAAGATTCAAAGTCATCTGGTCTGGTTCTCAGGATGGCATTGTTGTTACGAGCCAAGGAAAAGCGCGACGCTTTGATTTTATCTTGGTTGGAAAGCATGATGCGGTCATCGAAATAGGTGACCATTGGTCTAGTGGCGATCAGTTTTTCCAGGTTGAATGGATCGCTCCCGACAATGGCTATGAAATCAAAGCTGGCGGGTCGAGCCACGGCGATACTCCGACAGGGTAGCCATGGCAAGAATATCTTTTACAATTGATTCTTCAAATTTAAAGAAGAATATTTCTTCTTTTTCTAAAAGCTTAAACGATAAAGTTGCTGCGACCATGCAATATGAGTCCGCTTATGCTGTCGGTTGGCTTAAGCAAAACGCCCCATGGACTGATGATACCGGTGCTGCAAGAACCGGTTTAGTGGCGATTCCGTTTAGCTCTGGAAAGAGCCATGAAATTTTCATGGCTTACTCCGTTTATTACGGTATTTGGTTGGAGGTCGCTAACTCCGGTCGTTATGCCGTAATTACCCCCGGCATGAGGGTTATCGGAGAAAAGATCATGAACGATATGGAAATACTTTTGAAGTCAGCGATGGATGGCAAATGATTCCGCTGATTATTTATGAGAAGCTGACAACAGATGCCGCTTTAACATTGCTCGGAATAACCGCTGGCAAAGTTTTTGAATTGCAATCTGTTGATGAACGACCATTGAACTCGGGTTATTTTGTTATTTTAAAT